TGGAATTCTAGATATCATTCGTGATGAAGAAGTTGTTCGTGCTGTTGTTAATGCTGGTGCTAGTAAAATCGGATCACATATGCATAACACATTGTGTGAAGATGCTACAGCGCAAGTGAAGGAAGCTTTGGAAGAAGCGAAGAAGAAACACAAAATAAATGTTCGGAGGAACATATCACAAGAACAAGTGCAACTGTTGAATTCGTTATACCCCGAGAGACATATTGATACAGATGGAAGTTCAAGAGGTACTCATAACATGGCAGCCGCGTCTAGAAAAATTGAAACTGATATTATCTTATCCTGGTTTCCAACAGGAGCCTGGATTTTTGATATTGGTGGAAATTGGGCGACGCATGCATGTAGAAGAGATGAAAGAAAAATACATTGCTGTTGTCCTATACTTGATTATCGCGATGCGCAGAGAAAAACTACCAGAGTATTGAGAATTGAGAAACTTGTTGAAGAGATAAATATGGTGACCAGCACTGGTAGAAAAATTCAAAGAATTTTGGAGGATGAAGAGATCATTTCTTCGAATATCAAAGCTGGAAAATTCAATTCCGAAGATATGAATGGTATGTGGTATTGTCAGAACAAGTTCGAGAATTGTGTCTTTAAGCCTGAAGGAAGGGCTTATGCGATGGCTATTCATAGTATCTATGATATAGACTTGCATGAACTTGTGGACGCATTGGAAGAGAAAGAGATAAAGTTGATGTATGGCACATTTCTGTTTAATGTGGATATGTTGTTAGGCAAACAGAGTGGTGTTATGAAGAGCTTTGATGGAATGTACCGGATTGAAGGTGAGTATGTGAAGTACTGGTTTGGTGATGATCCTAACTGTGGTTATAAGCATAACTTGCAGAATCTGTTGAAGTATATAACAAAAACATTTGTGAAAGCCAAAGGTGGGAGTGTCTATTATTTGGAACTGAAAGAGCAAAGAGGTGATGTCATGTTTTTTACTTTGACAGATGCTACAGAAGCAAGTAGATGTGGCATAACAGAAGACGAATCGTTTAAATGTTTGCCATTGGACTACAAAAACAAAGTGATTTTTCCTTTGTTTAACCTTGATGAGAAGACTGGTGAGTTGAAATTTGAGGAAGAAATATATCCATTAGATTTTGTTAACAGAATCTTGGAATATACGGGGAGATTGAAGGAAAACCAGTTGAATTTCCAACATCTGATGACTTACTTGGCCTCTACGAACAATGCTATTGTGATAAATGGTAATTCAAGGAGTCAGGTGAATACGAAAGTGGATCCACAGGTGTTGATGGGAATTTCCACTACGCTAATTGTACATTCTGAAGTGCAGAGGAGACAACAAGAAGCTGTGCTGAAAGAATTGCGCTTGAGAGTGAAGGAGAATGTGGATATCAAGGATGTGTTTACTCATACTATGAGTAAATTGTTCGGAAAGCAAAAATTTTGTCAAAAGTACGCTAAGATGTTTGCTAATTGGTTGAATTATGCTCATGGAGAAAATCTAGTGAGTTTGAAAGCCGTACCCATGTACATTGAGGTACAGGATAGGTTATCTATTTGGATGCGTGCAGCGCGTCAGTCAAATACGTTTGCAATAACGTATGAAGAAGTTGACCTGCAGATTAGAAAGTACGAGGAGTTTGAAAGAGAAAAGAAAAGGGTGGCCAGTCAAATGGTCAAAGACCGACTCGTTGCGAAAAATCTGAATGGTGATGTTTTTTCTGTGTTGAGTGCGATTACAGAAGATGTTTCTGATGATGTTGATGAGACATTGGAAGAGGTGCAAGCCTACTCTGAACAAGAACCTAAAGAAGGAGAAATTTCTGGGGTTTTTGTACAAAAATGGATTAATGGTGAAGTATCATGGTCAAAAAGTGAGAAGGAAGTCAATTATAGTTGGGTTGATAAAGCGTTGAGCTGCTTTTTACCCGATTACAGATTCTCTGAAGTTTACCGTTCAGATTTGATTACTGAAGGGTTAAGCGAAAACGAGAGTGTGAGTCAAGTCAACGATACATCTGTTGATATCAGTCAGATTACTGAGACTATTGCTGAAGAAGAAGAGCTGGATATAATCATTGATTTGAGGATTGTTACTGCGAAAGCGTGTGACGATAATGACGATGAGGATATCATTGATATGTTTTTGAATGATCTTGAGTATACGACTGATGACTTTGAAGAAAATGCTGCTGATAACTTTGTTGGAGCTTTTGATAATATTATTCAGCTTGCTGAAGAAGAAGAAAAAGCTATGGAGAATATCAATCTTGATGGTGCTGAATTTAAATCTGTTTCCACGGCTAGCAATGAAGACGTGGCTGAACCTTTAATTGAAATTCAAATACCTGTCTTACCTATCATTTCTGAAGAACAATGCGATGATTCAAAACGAAAAGCTAATGCTGAAGATGTTTCGGTTGTGACGGCCGTTGCAGATGTCTTGTCAACTTCGTCTATTTGTTCTGAAGACGTTCAAAATATTGAAGATGAACCAGAGAGTTCAGGGTTGAAAATGAGTTGGGCGAGTGATGAGGAGATTGAAAGTTCTTTGATTGAATTACCTGAAATTTTGGATATGACTGTGTGTTATGGTAGGCTTGCTGCCAAACCTAAATATGCAGATTCTGAGAGTAGGGTTGAGAGAGCGAAGAAGGAATACTTGTGGTATTTGCACTGTAAATTTGTTTCAGATAAATCTAGTATGTTCGACATTATCAGGGATTTTGTTATTGGAATGTATTGGACGAAACAGTGTGCTATGCCAAAGGATGCAGTGTTTTTGGACTACCGTGAGAATGACTATGGTCAATGGTTTTTGGGCAAAGAGCCCTTGAGATTAGGACACGCGTATGGTGTGTCTTTCAGTTTGAAAACCGACTGCGAGTTAGGCTTTCCTCATAACGTGCTTGATTGTCAAATCATTCCGTTATCTTGGGAGAAGGATAAGAAGGGTTATATTCTAAGTGACAGGCCTTGCTCTAAGAAGAAAAACAGTTTGTTGATGATGTGTGATACTACTTATTTGATGAATGAGATGATTATCTATCAGAATTGCATGCGTGTTTTAAAAACAAGAAAAACAAAGAGGAAGGCTAGGATAACTTTGATCGATGGTGTGCCAGGTTGTGGTAAATCTACATACATAGTGAATAATGCCGACGTGCGAACGGACTTGATCCTTTCCATGGGCAAAGAAGCCACAGAAGATTTGAAGCGTAGATTTACCAAAGAAAAGGGGGCTCGTCAGGAAGACATGAAAAGAGTGAGAACTGTTGATTCTTATTTGTTGAATGATTTTGGTAACAAATTGAGAGCCGATACAGTGCACTTTGATGAGGCTCTTATGGCTCACGCTGGTATGGTTTATTTCATTGCTATGATGTGTTCTGCAAAAAGGATTAAGTGTCAGGGTGATTCCAAACAGATACCTTTCATTAATAGGGTTGAGTCAATTAAACTTGAATATGCCAAATTGGATATTCATGAAACTATTGCAAAGAGATTGACTTACAGATCACCCTTGGATGTTGCATACTATTTAACAAAGAAAGGTTTTTATGGTTTGGATTTTATCACTAGTGCTAATCCTTTGTTGCGTTCTATGAAGACAGTTGGACCAAGGAGTTCTACTCCTATGAGTTCAATTTATGTGATTCCAAAGACCAAAGGTGCGAGTTATTTGACATTTACTCAAACCGAGAAAGATGAGATGAAGCAGTATCTTGGTTCAGGTGATTGGACTGTGAATACAGTTCATGAAGCGCAGGGAAAAACTTTTAATGATGTCATTTTGGTGAGATTGAAGAATACTGAAAATGAGATATATCCTGGTGGCAGGAATTCTGAACCATACATGGTTACGGGTATTTCTAGGCATAAAAGGAGCTTGATATACTACACAAGAGCTGAAGATAAATTGTGGAGTGATATTACAGACATGATGGAGGTCATGGATGGAAAATTGCAGAAGCATTTATATGAGGAAGGTCCTAAATGACGGTGTGGGTCGAAATTTGAATCTATACAAGTGATGGATAGGAAAGTCTGTGTACCTGATGTCGGTAACATTACGATTATGCAGGATTTTTTCGACGTTGTATTTCCTGGAAATTCTTGTATTGATACATTTTTCGACGGGTATGAAGTTGCGACTGGTGGTCTTGATATCGAGTTGTCTGATTGTAAGATCTATCCTAACAGACCTATGAAGGTCTGGGAAGAGAGACGTTACTTGTCACCTGTGTTGAGAACTGCTATGCCTAATAAAAGGCAAAGTAGTCAAGCTGAAAGTTTGCTTGCTTTAAAAAAACGAAACATGGCCGCGCCTAGGCTACAAGAAAGTGTGAATGAGTTTGAGATTATTGAAAACACAATCAGTAAGGCAAAGAGAGTTTTTTTAAATGAAGATCTGATTGATTGTTCTCCGATTAGTAATATTGAAGCCTCTCAGAGGTGGTGGCAGAATCAATCTGAGCAGGCGAAGAAACAATTGATCGCAGAAACAAAAATTCTCAGTGAAATTGATGTAGGTGTCTATAATTTCATGATTAAGCGTGATGTTAAGCCTAAACTTGACTTATCACCTCAATCTGAATATGGTGCTTTGCAGACAGTTGTTTATCCTGATAAAATTGTGAATGCGCTTTTTGGACCTGTCATTAAAGAAATAAATGAGCGTATCATTCATGCATTGAAACCTCATGTTATTTATAACACGCGTATGACAGCGGCTGAAATGGACAGATCATTAGAATTTTTGAATGTATATGAAGATTACGACAGTGTGGAGATTGATTTTAGAAAATTTGACAAATCTAAGGTGTCCCTCCATATCAAAGTTGTGATTGAATTGTACAAACTTTTTGGTCTTGATGACATGTTGGCTGTGTTGTGGGAAAAATCTCAATGCCAAACTTTGGTGAAAGATAGGATTAATGGTGTTCAAGCTTATTTGCTGTATCAGCAGAAATCAGGAAATTGTGATACTTATGGTTCGAATACTTGGTCGGCTGCTTTGGCATTACTTGATTGTATGCCTTTGGAGAAGCTGAGGCCTATGATTTCCGGTGGAGATGATTCGTTATTCTTTTTTAAAAAGGGGATAACGATTGAAGATCCATGTCGGAGATTGTCGTCTTTGTGGAATTTCGATTGTAAGTTGTTTGATTTTGAAAATGAAGCATTCTGTGGTAAGTTTTTATTGAAAATTGGTGATAATTTTAGAATGGCTCCGGATGCTATAAAATTTCTTGTGAAACTTGGTAAAGATTCTATACCAGATGTGCAAACTTTGTTTGAAGTTTTTACGTCTGTGCAAGATAATTACCGTTCATATGATGATTATAGGATTTTGGAGGCTATGAATGTTTCTATGATAGAAAGGTATAAGATACCACATTGTGGTTTAGGTTTTTTGTGTTCTGTGAAGAAGTATATTTCCTCTTTCGAATTGTTTGCAAGTTTATATAATGTTAAAGTCGATAAAGCGTTGCTGCGTCAAATTAATACTAACGTTGTTGTTAATAGAAATTTTGATTGGTAGTTTTATGTGTCTTAATAAAAAGATGAGGTTTTAAGGGTTAAATTCCCTTGAGAGT